CGGCTATACCTCCACCCTGAGCATCTAGAGCGATTTCTGAGCATGGGAATACTCTCATGAGGTTTCTAATTTTTCTAGCACAATACGAATAGAAATCGTCTTCATCCGCTATGCTTGTCTTAAGCTGCTCCCTGTGTTGTTTTCTATTTGTTGTCCAGCAGTGCACAATCTTTCTATGGACTCCATCAATCTCCAATACTACTATACTGAAGTTGTCAACCTCAGAAGCTGGGTCAACTCCAAATACATATGTTTTATCGGGATCTCCCTTGAGCTTGGCTTCAAAGAAGATTTCCTCTTCTCCAAATTTTATAGGGTCTTGCTCAGACACAACACACCCTTCTATGAGAGACCTCTTAAAGAACCCCTGACTATCTGTTGTAAAGCATGCTCCGTATTCCATTTGAAATATTCCAGAATGTACTGTAGCTCTCGCTCTACTTACCTGACCCTCATCCATAAAGCCCTCTGGTAAAGTAGTCACTGGCATTCTTATTACCGAATAATCTCGCCAATTGAAATCTTTAGGCACGTTGTCTCCAAAGACTTCTTTTAATTTGAAATCGTCTCCTCGACTATCTACAATAGACTTATATCTCTTCCAATACTGCGAGAAGTGATTGAAGTCATAATATGCTGTTCCGGAAAGGATAATTTGGTTTGACTTATCGTCGAACACATCTGTCCTTGGCTGGTCATCGCCAAGTTTAACACCTAACTCTTTAGCTCTCTTCTTCTTTGCCTTCATCTTTACTTTTTCTATTGGAGAAGAAGCTACTGCAGCAAAACCAGCAACGACGTTTTCAAATATGTCACGAGGTATAGAAGCAAATTCATCAGCAATAATATCATTGGCTCGCTGACCACGAATCTTACTTCCGTCGCCAAGAGGTAGGCATGTTATTGTACTATCTCCGATATGCATAACACATCTATCAACATCTCTTCTAGGTCCACTGTTAGAGCCGCACAGATCTCTCAAGACAGGTGCATTCTTCCAAATAGTGTCCATATACTCAAAAAGAACTTTGGACTGTCTAAAGGCCGCACCGACTACGATAATCTTTCTTCTTGGCATAAAGAGTGCCCTGAGCAACGGATACACAGAAAGTATAAAAGATTTACCCATACCACGACTACCAATTAACATTGGGAACTTCTTATTCCACATCTCTTGCAGTATCAAAGATTGAAAAGGAGATATTTCGATATTCAGAACATACTTACAGACGAAGGAGAAATACTCGGGCCTCATCATGAGCCAAGCTATTCTCTCTATCATTTTATCTTTATCCTGATCGTAGAATAGAAAGTCCATAGGATTAAATAGCTCATCCTCATTAACATTAATTCCTAACCAAGCATCCTGTAAGATCTTTTCTATATTTTCTTTTTTCATTAGAGTCTCTTAACAATATTGTCTATAGATGTATTTTGACCTTTACCAAACACGACATCGGCAAATCCATATTCAACCGCTTGGCGTCCGTCAAGAATCCAGTCCTCTTTGACATTTAACCTGCGCTTTAGGATCGCCTTTATTTCTACTGGTTTTTTACCTTTGAACTTTACACCCTTCTTGCATGCGTTAACATATATGTCGTACATCAGTTCCTTTGAGCGTTTAAGGGCCTCAGCGTTCGATATAAACTGTTTCGTTGTTCCACTGGTCTCGCAAGACCCTTCATGGATTAACCACTCTGTGTTAGGGTGTGTGACCCTTAGACCTTTGCCTATGACTGCTTGTGGGATAATACTTCCCATAGAGGACGCAGAACCATAGCAAACAAATAGAAACTTACACTTGCTTGCTTTTATCGCGTCGTAGATTGCAAAGCCTGCATTTTGATCTCCACCGATATTATATTGATGAACGATAATAGGATTGCTATTTAAAGACTCTAACATGGTTAGGTTCTTAATAAACTCTATAGCCTGTTTTGATCCTATCCCATCTTCACCAGACTCAAGAAATATCTCTCTAGTCTGAGAAAGTATTCCATAGTCATGCCAGTTGGATAGGGCTGAATATATATGTGATCTATTAGTTCGGTTCATGGAACATCTCATTCAACCTCTTGAAGATACTATTAACTGTCAAAAAAGCACTTTGTTTATTATCACAAAAAAGGATATTAATTCCGTACCAAATTTGATACTCCATCAGCGCTTTCAAGAGATACTTTCCAGTTATCTTACGTTTACTCACCTGAGCCTTGACGTATTCTGGCTTCCTTTGCCACATTTCATCTGAAAATATAGAGTTAGGATAATTTATTAGATCTGTCATTGAAAACTCACATACTATATACCTAAAAGGAAACTCCTGAATCCTTTTCATCTCTGCATCAAAAGCTTTCTTCTTTCTGCCAAGATTATTGGCTATTTCTTCTATTGAGAACTTTCTTTCTATACATACCATGTCTTCAAAGCCTTTTAAAGTATAGTCACCAGTTTTTAAAGTACCAGATTCCATTCCTGCACACTTGTCGTACTCTTTGAAGTACCAACCTTTCTGCTCTCTGGTATCTTGTATAACTGTATATGATGGTATGTTCTTCTTAGCCATTTATCAATCCTAGTAAATAAGACTCATAATGTGTTTCTTTACCCGTAACTTGTTTGTGACAGTCATAACATAGAGTTATGCCGTTTCCAACATCAAACCTTAAAGACGAGGCGCTAGCCCACTTTCTGATATGATGAACGTACATCTTTCTCTTTTTTCCGCTAGTCTTACACATCTTACAGGAAAACTTATCTCTTTTTAAGACTTCAGTCCTGAATCTTTTGTAGACCGGATCGTCGTAATTCCTCATCTATATCTGCCTCCACCATGACTTTTGCTAACTCTTCAAACTTTATTCTTGGCTCCCATCCGAGTTCTCTTCTTGCTTTGGACGGGTTACCAAGTAGGTAATCAACTTCAGCGGGTCTAAAGAACTCAGGGTCAATGTACACGTACTGGTTCCAATTACCAAGACCAGCGTGCTCAAAAGCGTGTTCCAAAAATTCCTCAACACTGTGTGTCTCTCCAGTAGCGATGACATAATCGTCTGGTTCATCTTGTTGCAGCATGAGCCACATTCCTCGGACGTAATCTTTTGCATGACCCCAATCCCTCCTTGCTTTTAGATTCCCAAGTCTTAACTTAGGAAATATCGGTGTTTTAATCATATCTAAATACATTCTCTCTCTAGGCATGTAGATATCCTCTTCGCTAGTTCCAAATCTGCACAACGACGGCGGTAGTGGGCTGTTTTGTTTTTCCCAAGCCAAGAACCTTCCGATCCATTTGGTGATCTTACGAGTTACAAAATTTTCTCCCCTTCTCTCACTCTCGTGATTAAAAAGAATACCATTAGAGGCATGCAGTCCATAACTATCTCTGTAATTCCTCACTAGGTGATGAGCTGCAAGTTTAGCAATGGCATAGGGTGACTGTGGAATAAATGCTGTGTCTTCATCTTGATATTTTAGATAATTAATACCCGCATCTGTCTTAACAAGACTATCTCCTACAGTATCCTCTGAGACTGGCACAGAAGTAAAATTCTTTCCAAACATTTCGCTCGAAGATGCTTGGTAAAATTTAATGTCATGACTCCTTGATGAAACTCGTATAGCTTCTAAGATATTAAGACATCCCCCACCAGTTACGTCCCAAGTCAAAGTAGGCTGTTTAAAAGATGTTCCTACATGAGATTGGGCGGCAAGATTATATACTTCATCTGGCTCGTGTTTATTTATGATATCAGAAACACAGAATCCATCAGTAATGTCTCCTTCTACTAAAGTAAAGTCAAAACCTCTATACTCTTTGATATGTTCTAACCTCTCTGTGGTGTCCACACTACTTCGTCTGGCTACCCCAACGACGCTATATCCCTTCTCTAAGAGCAAGTCAGCTAAGTAACTTCCATCTTGTCCAGTAACTCCAAAAATAACTGCTTTTTTCATTTAATTTTCCTCTACTACATTGTCTGATAAAAAAGGTTTATCAACTACACCATCTTCGTATGTCATGTATTCCGAAAGGCGCTCTTTCTCGGCTTCGGTTGCCAATCTCATTTTTTCCATTTCAATCCCTATGTTGTTCCTAAAAGTAGGATCTGATGCGATCTTCTTAACCAACGATGCGAACGTTAGTTTAGAGTTTTCGATAGCCTTCACTCGTTGCTCACGAGTACCCTTTAGGTCCTTAAGCATTGTCGCTTTTCTTGCTTGAAGATCTTTATAATCCTTAGATAGTGTCTCTTGGCCCGCGCTGATAACAGCGACTTGCCTCTCTAATGACAAGAGATAGTCTCTATCTTGATGTTCGTGATCCTGCTCCTTCTCCACTTGAATCTTTAGTTCCATCTCGTGTATTTGATCTATGTTTTCTCTTTGACGATTCAGGATTCTGTTCATTAGTAGTTCCAGTTTGATGGTATCTACGATTTGGATTTCTTCAGTATGAAACACATCGTCCCTGAATTGAGCCCACATCTTTTTAAAGTGAAATTGAAACATCTCTAATTCCTCTTCGGAAAACTGTTTTTCAAGTTCTCTCCAATAGGGTTTAGAACGTAGTTCCTGATTAGCCGCAACCTCTTTCTTTTGATTAGCTGAGAAGCCAACGTTTTTTTCAATCCAATTGACTATGGACGAAACATGCCTATCTAATTGTTCTGCAATTGCTTCAGGAGAAAGAGCCTCGCAATTCTGCTCGATAAAGTTTATGTCGTCTACAGAGAGCCTACCACGCTTCATTCGTTATCTATTATCTCCTGTATGGTTTGTTCTATTTCATAAACTCTGTTCTTATTAAGGGAAACGCCCGAACATAACCGTAAGTAATCTGCTCTAAGGTGCGCAGGCAACCTTTTATCTACTAAAGCTTTCATTTCCGAATTCGATATCTCATTCAGTACTTCGTAGCCAGCATCCCTAGAAACGTTAAAACTTTCTATACTAGCGGGCTCAAGCAAATTTTTCTTTCTTTTCTGTATCTTCTGGGCGCTCCCCTCATCCTGTCTAAAATAATTATCTCTCTTGAAATTCTTAAGCCTATTAGCTACATGTACAAACAAGAAGTTCTCAAGCGGTTTCTTTTCATCATAGCGATTCATAGCTTCCATTGCGATTATAAAAGCCTCCTGTTGAATGTCCTCTAGTTCGTAGAAGGCGAATGTAAACTTATGCGCTAATCTAGACGCGACCTTATTTATAGTAGACACTACCTCTTCTTCAGACATATTGCTAGGTACTCTCACTAACACTCCTTTGTTAAAATTAATAGTGCTTAGACCTGTTGTCTACACCACCCCCCGCCATTGTTAACTCTTTTTTTGACGCGCAAAAATACATCTTCTCATCTGCAGGGCCAACCCACTCAGCTCCGTATGGACCTAATACAAAGTAGTCATGAGGACTATTCCAAACATCACGGATTCTCGGATTCCCAACATCTTGTCTGGTTTCAGGCTCTAGATATATAGCATCGCCTTTTTTAACATCAGAGTGTCCACCAAAACCATCATAAGGGGAATATATTTGCATGTTGATTTTGCTCTCACTAGGCTTGCTTCCATTTCTAAGAGCAAATTTTTCATCAAATTCATCCCATGTACCAGAACATGAAGATATTGAAAGTAGAACTAATTGGTCTCGTGTACTTGCGTCTGTAGCCTCAGTAACTTGTGTATTAAGGCTTGAAGCCGGTTGACCAGAACTTGCCGTAAACCATTCATCTTTAATATTCTTTGAAACAAGATGCCATTTTCCGAGGGAAAGTGACTTATATCGCGCAGAAAACGGTAGCATCTGAGCAAGATCTTCTCCGTCCCATTTTGCGGGATCATCGCGCATTTGCGGTAATGGAGATGGTGCGGTTTCATGAGCAGGTCTTATGGCTGGCTTACCGGAAACCTTAATAGTGTCACTAGTCGCTCCGTCTGAAAGGTAACCCCTCAAATTAAATGCGTCGGCTTCTACCATAAACAAAAATTTTGATACCTTGAACCATGGTATTTTGGGATTTTGCACAGTTCCGCCGGGATTTATATAATCTAACTGCGCGCCATAAAACAGATTTCCCCAAGCGCACCCACCAACGTTTTGACCATCTCCGCCGCCCTTTTCGCTCCAAAACCACCACCCTGTGAAGTCGGTCATATCAGCACCATCTTCATTTCTTATAGTTGCTTTTGCAGGCTCACGCACTCTTTCGTAGTCCCAAGGTATATGCCATCGACCGGGCCCGTCTAGGTACTTGAAGAATACCCAGTTATCTTGTTTTGTCTTAAATTGTTCTCGACGGTTTACTCTTCCGAGCCTTGAAGTTCCATTGTCAAAGACCTTAACTTCCTTACCCCAGTAATACTGATTGATATCACTAATGCCACCAACCCAATGATTCTCACTAGGACTGCGCCACTCATCCCAGAGAATCTCATTATCTGAGCTCTTCCGACCTTGCAGTTGTGATAAATACTCCGGCTCTGCTACAGGAAGGATACCAGTCCAGTGTACATACATGCCTGTTTTTACGTCTCGCGACTGAAAAGCCTCTCCTTCTTCTAAATTTTTATAATTGTGTTCGGCCTCTGGATCATGATAAAGGTGTCCAAGGTAGGAAACATTTACAGAACCACTGCGTACCCAGTCAGTATCCCAACGCACAGTGTTGCTTTCATGGCGATTTGGCCACTTGTTTTTAAAGTAAGTTTCTAGCTCGCTCTTAACAGCGCCAGTAAGCATTGGCCACATCATGTCTTGATTAGTGTCAACTTCTTTGTTTGAAAGGCCTCCTTGGTTTGTCTTTAATACAGAGCGACCTCCTACCTTGTAGGGATCATACCAAGAGAGCATTTGAAGTACAGCGTATCTAATACTGTCTTCATTGTACATCCCCCACTCTATGCCTGATTCAGAACCGCTTGGTTGCTCTCTACTCCATGTGGCATACCCTAAGTCGTTAACAAATGATCTCTTCCTTACAATATCTGTTGCCTTACCCCAGTCGATTAATTCGACTCGGTCGTTAACATCGACGATACCCTTCCATCTATCACTAAGTGTGGTAATTGATGCTTTCTTTAGTTTTGACCAATCATAATCAGTCTTATGCTTCCCGTCAGACGTTCCTCCGGAGCTACCCCCGCTTTCACCAGCTGACCATCCCTTAGAATCTTCGGAGCCCCCATCAGGAGATCTGGCATCGCCCTCTCCACCCGGAGTGTCTTGTGCAGCATCTCCTTTACCGTCTGTTCCGCCACCCCCAGTACCCGCACCATCTCCGTCGCTACCAGCAGATCCCCTACTAGACCTAGAAGGGGCGCTGGAAGTGTTTGAGCCAAGAAATGTGCTAGGAGCATTATAACGACCTCCAAATTGGGAGCCGCCACTCATAGTGTTATCATCAGCCATTCTTATTTAGGTCCTCTATGTCTGATTGGTGCTTGCTCTGGAGCTGCCTCAGCTTTTGCCTCTTCTTCTTCTGCTACAATCTCTTCGACTACAGGCTCTTCTACTGTAAGCTCTTCGATAACAGCTTCAGCTTCTTCAATCGTGGGATCTTCAGCTTGCAAATCTTCTGCAATTGTCTTTTCTAACTTCCCGCTAGCCTTTGCGACGAACGATGCGTCGATACTTGTTGGTTTTTTCTTATCACTTGACATAAAATCACTCCGTTTGATAAAAAGATATGTTATAGTAATTTACTATTACCTATAATAATAATAGACTTTTTCAAAAACTTATACACAAAAAAGGAGGCTTTTTGTAAAATAGATGACAAATGAAACTCAAGAAACACGACCTTTCGATTACGCCGCTTCAATCATGCACGGCATCCGATCTAGTGAGATTGAAACTTTCAAGACGCGCGATAATATTTTTAATGAAATCTTGTCTACATTTGATGGAAAGCCGGTTAGAATTTATCAAGTCGGAGCTATTGAAACATTCTCTGATAAGTTTCGAGTGTTCTCAGGTTGGAGCGACCTAGTATGGGCTAAATACATCAAGGAACATGGTGGAGAACTAAAGATCATTGATATTGACCTTGATCACCTCGCCCACTCTGCCTTTGCCGCCCAGAGCCTTGGTTATCAGGTTCAGCTATGTTATGGAGACGGCGCAGAGGAGATTCTCTCGCAAGACTATGATATCTACTACTTAGATGGATCAAATGACCCACAGGAAACTCTGGACCAATATGAAAAGATCAAAGATAAAGATGCTGTTGTAATCATTGACGACTATGACATCAAAGGGACTCTAATCAATGAGGACGAAATCGAGAATATCGTTAAACATGAATTATTTAACGGTGTGACTGTGATAGACCAGAGGAGAGCAAGATAAAAGGGCGATTCATGGATAGTATTGAAACTAAGTTTTGTAAGAAGTGTTCTAGGGATTTACCAAGGACTGAAGAGTATTACTATAGACCTTATGATCACTTCAATGAGAAATATAAGTGGGATGTCTACTGTAGAGAATGTAAGAAGAAGCTCTCTAAGAACTACGGCAAAAAACAATGTGCTAAGGGGCGAGAAAATAAGGAGCTGGCGAAACAAGGATTGCGAAAGTGTACTCAGTGTAAGCAGGTGAAGCCTAGAGATAAGAAAAACTTTAGGTGGGATTATGCTGGGTTTAATTATTATGGTAAATGCCATGAATGTGATACATACGCCATAGCTAACTCTGTAAGAAGGAGGGTTCGTAAGGCTCTTAAGGGTAATAAGCCAGATCTGAGAGTGGAGCAGCTTCTAGGGTGCAGTTTAGAAAAAGCTAAGGCGCATTTAGAGTCAACTTGGGTAGAGGGAATGTGTTGGACGAATCATGGACTATATGGGTGGCACATAGATCATATAAGACCATGCGCATCATTTAATCTAAAAAACGAACAGGAATTACTAGCGTGCTTCAACTATAAAAACCTTCAAGCGCTGTGGGCGAAAGATAATCTAAGTAAAAGTTCCAAATGGGAACCTGATGAAGCCTAGGGGCGGTCAGATAGAAGTGGGTAATACATTTAATATCACACACTCTACTTTTTGTGTACACCACCCCCGACTTTTTCATTCCGTACATGTATTGACGATTTGAACAAAATACACCCTCGGGGGCCTTGCCCCCCACTAGAGGGGAGAAAAAAGATTATATTATTCTGAGAATTTTGTTAAGTATCTATTGACAAGTGACGATATATAGTATATACTTAGTATATAACAATTAACGAAAGGTTATAATATGTTTGACAAAGTAATAGACACAGTCGGCAAGCTATCATTAACAGTTGTCGTTGGATATGCAATCTACTTTTATGCAACAGAATTAATTAGGATTATTTCCTAAAAATGTCTCAAGACCTATTGACAAATTGGTCGATATAGATTATAATGGGAAGCATAAGAGACAACGAAACGATAAAGGAAAACGAAATGAAATACGCAACAATGATTCTAGACGGCCAAGAAGTTAGAACACAATTCAGAGCTGAACACCTACAGCAGATTGATGGTCAATGGTTCTTTGTTACTAAGATGCGTCAAATAAAAGTTTGGAATATTTCTGAGAATTATTAAAGATTGCTATTGACTTTTGACGATACTTAGTATATACTACTAGTATAACAATTAAACAACGTTCTCGAAAGGAACA